CCGGGCGTCCAGAGCTGGGATACCGAACACTCCCTCTACGTGACGAAGCCTGCTTCGGCCTACGCGGCCGGCATCCAGGCGCGCATCGACGAGGAGAAGGGCTTCTGGTACTCGTTCTCGAACGAGGTCATCCAGAACGTCGGTGGCCCCGCGCGTCCGGTCGACTTCATGCCGAACGACCGCGACTGCGAAGCGAACATGCTGAACAGCCAGCAGATCACGACCATCATCCATGATGATGGCTTCCGGTTCTGGGGTGTTCGCGGCACCGGCACGGACTCGCTCTGGGCGCATCTCTCGGTTCGCCGCACCGCCGACATGATCTACGAGAGCCTTGAGCGTGCCGAACGCTCCCGGATGGACAAGCCGTTCAGCCTCCAGCTGCTGGCGGGCATCCAGGGCGACGTCAACAAGTACCTGCGCTTGCTGAAAGCGCGCGGTGCTCTGATCGGAGGCAAGGCCTGGATCGACTCGACTGTCAACACCCCGGCGACCTTCGCCGCGGGCGAGCTGACTGTCGACTTCGATCTCGAGCCCCCGGCACTCCTGGAGCACCTGCAGTTCCGTGCGCAGCGTCGCCCGGACTACTACAGCGACTTCATCGAGGAGTTCACCCGCACGATCGCCAACAACGGCTAATCGGCGCGGCTCCTCGAGTCACCCATCCACCAACATCGCTAGTCGCGAGCCGCTCGGTCCTTCGGGGCCGGGCGCGCTTTCGTCTGGCTGGAGACATCAATGGCAAATCTTCGCGACTCCAACATTTTCCAGGACTTCACGGTCTGGATCAACGACAACGGCAAGATCGGCGAAGCCCCGAACTTCCAGCCCCCGGAAATCAACATCCAGACGGAAGAGTTCCGTGGCGGCGGCATGGACGGCACGGTCGAAATCCCGATGGGCATCGAGAAGATCGAGTTCGACTTCGAGCTGCACACCTGGGACGAGGAGGTCTGGGCCAACCTCGGCTACGGCGTTGGCTCGCTTGACGTGCCGGTCACCTTCCGCGGCTATCTGCTCACCGCAGGCGGCGCCGAGAAGGGCGTGATCATCGAGACGCACTCGCTGATCAAGTCGATCAAGCCCGGCAAGGTCGAGCCTGGCAAGAAGGCCAGCATGACCATCAACCTCTGTGCGAACTACTACCGTCACGAGATCAACGGCGTCACGGTCACCGAAATCGATGTGTTCAACAAGATCAACATCATCGGCGGCACCGATAAGACGTCCAACGCGCGACGGATCCTCGGCTTCACCTACTAAGCTGTAGCCGACTCCAACTGAGGCCTCGCCATCCCCCGGCGGGGCCTTTTTCTTTTTCTGCAATACAAGGTGTGCAAACCAATGACCGCAACTGCAACTGAGAAAGTTTTCGAGCTGAAGTACCCCTTCGAGTACCGCGGCGCGAAGTACGAGAGGATGACCGCCCGCCGCCCGAAGGTGCGCGACCTGCGGAACTTCATCAAGAACGTCGACAAGGACTCCGTCGTGGCGATGGAGAAGGTGCTGGCCGATCTCATGGAGATCGACACCCTCGTGATCGCCGAGATCGACGTCGAGGACTTCGCCCCCATGAAGTCCTGGTTCGAAGGTTTTTTGAAAAGCATGCTGGGCGACTCGGAAGAGTCCTAATCGACGCATTTCCGATCTTCGAGCGATTTCACTGGTCGCTCGAAGACGTGGAAGCTCTCGATTGGTACGATTTCTGTCTCGTTGCAGACGGCGTCCAGGAACTCAATCGGCGAGATGCCGACGAGATAGCGAAAGCAAGACAGGCTCAGGGCAGATAGCCCTGGGCTTCTTTTTGACTCCAGGGAGCGGGAATGTCCGACAATAATCTCGACATCAGGGCCAGACTTACTGGCGAAGACCGGTTGTCTTCGACGGTGGTCAAGCTCCTTGCCAAGATCAAGAGCCTCGAAGAGCAGATCAAGAAGCTCGGTAAGGCCGGCAACGCGATCACCGACATCCCTATGGAGGGCTACGTCAAGAAGATCAACGCCGCCGGCAAGGCGTTGAATGGTCTGACGAAGAAGCACCTCGACTGGGCAAAGGCCAATGGCGCCTCTGGCGACAGGGCTCAGCTCCAGTGGGCCAAACTCACCAACGAAATTCAGAAGGCTCAAAAAGAGCACGAGAAGTGGACCAGCTCCACGGCTCGCGGCGCGAAGAAGCGCGCCAAGGCGGCTCAAGATGAGCTGATTCAGCACTACAAGAACGCGCAGGCGTTCAGGTTCATCTACACCAGGACGAACGACCAGCGCCTGGACCTTCAGCGCCGCGTGACCCAGCAGCTGGGCGAGTTGGAGGCGGCTCACCTGAGAAACAGTGAGCGGGCGCACGCCAGGCACTTCCGCAGTGTTGCGCAGATGCGTCGCCAGGCGATGCAGAGCATGCGCTCGCTGTCCAATATCGGTAACAGAGCGATCCCGTATGCTGCGGCTGCGGCCGGCGCGTCGGGCTATGCCGGTGTCTCGGCTCTCCGCACGCGCATGCGGATGGACGCGGCTGAAACCAACATGCAAATCTTCGGCGGCCTGAGCAAAGATCAGGTCACCAAGATGCGCAAGGATTGGGGCAACGCAGACGCCATCAAGTTCGGCTTGTCGCCGGACGCGATGATGAACTCCTACACCGAAGTCATCAAGGCTGGCATCCCCGAGGCCATCGCCCGGGCCGTTACGGAGTCGATCGTCAAGGCGTCCACCGGCCTTGAAATGGACTCGACGCAGACCACCAAGCTGGCTGGTACCGCGGCGACTCTGTTCGGCGACATGAAGAACCTCGATCCGAAGAAGATCGACTCGATCATGGGCGCCATCGCCATCGCAGCTCGGGACTCGAAAGCTGACGCTGACGAGATCGTTGCCGCGAACAAGCGCGGCAGCTCCGTGATGGCCATGGGTATGTCCATGGAGGACCTTTCGGCATTTACGGCCGGCGGCATCTCCGCGGGTATTCAGCAGGGCAAGGCCGGTACCATGATGGACCACCTTGTGTCCGAGATGCTCGGCGCTCGGTTCCAGACCGGTAAGCGCGGCAAGGATCTCGGCAAGGCGGCGAACCTGTTAGGCCTCGGCGGAAAGCAGGGCCTGTCGGCTCGCATGGCGTCCAACCCGACCGAAACCTTGATGGCCATCTTGGACAAGATGGGCGGGATGAAGCCCCTGCAGCAGGAGCAGATCGCGCACCTGATCGGTCAAGATCAGTGGAGCGGCGAGTTGCTTCAGATGGTGCAGGTCCGCGAGAAGATTCGCGAGATCCTGACCAACATCAAGGACCCGAAGAACGCGAACTTCAACGACGAAGCCGCGGCCAAGAAGATGCTGTCGCTGACCGGTCGATGGAAGTCGATGGTGTCGGCGTTCACGCTGCTTTGGGAGGCAGTCGGCGCCGGTTTCGAGAAGATGTTCGTCCAGTTCACGGATTTCTTCACCGACTACTTGGGTAAGATCGACGCCTCGAAGATCACCGATACGGTCGAGGCCTTCACTGATGGCATCGTCCAGGGCCTCGGCTACGAAAGCTGGTCCGCGCTGCTGAAGGCGACTTTCGGCGATCCGACGACGGCTCGGAGCTACGGCAGGGAAGTCGGCGGCTTCACCAAGGGCTTCGTCGCCGGCATGAAGGAGATGTATGATGGCATCAAGTTCGTCATCAGCGGCCTGATGAACGCCTTCGGCGTCAACTCGGCTGATCCGGAAGCGCTGGGCAAGTTCACCGCACGCATCATCGAGTTCGGCGTCGCCCTCAAGGCTGTCGGCGAACTGGCGACGGCGCTGGAAGGCATCGTCTCCTTCGTCAAGGGCATCACCGCGGCAGTCATGCTGGGGGCTGAGTTCTGGGCTGCGCTCGCTGGCGGCGGCATCGGCGCCTATCTCGGCAAGAAGCTCCGCGAATGGTGGGACAAGCCGGGCGCTGCGCCCGAGCGGAAGAAGGGCGAAAGCAACTCCGACTTCCAGAAGCGCATCGACGAGTACACACTCAAGCGTCTGTACCAGCCGAGTAGCTACTCCGGGGCGACCGACTTCTCTGGTCGGCGTCGGACCGGTGGCAAGGACCTCGCGGAGAGTCTCGACAAGTTCACCGGCAAGGTCGAACTGGCAGCGTTCCGAGGCGGTACTGGTGGACTCCAGAGCGCTCTGTACACTGGCAGAAGCGGCAAGGGCCTGTCGACGATCTCGACAGGCGGCCTCGGCGGCGGTGGAGGCGGCATCGGCGGCCTCCCAGCTCTGCTGAAAAGCACTCCTGGCGGTGCTCTACCGGGCATGCCCGGCGGCGGCATCATCCGGCGCGACAACATCCCGTCCTTCAACGGATCTGGCGGAAGCGTCGCATCGGCTGGCGAGCTGAACCGGGCTGGCTTCGACAAGGTGTTCGGCGGCACGCCGCTGGCTGGCAAGTACGACCAGATCGTTGCCGCGGCGAAGGCCAACGGCATCGAGCCGGCTCTGCTCGCGAGCGTCATGGCGCAGGAGTCGGGCAGGGGCAAGTTCCTGTCCGGCAACAATCCTGGCGGCATCATGGACCCGGCCACTGGCTGGTCCAAGAAGATGCAGTTCGCCAATCTGGATGCCGGCATCAGCAAGACGGCTTCGGTCCTCAGCAAGAACTACAAGAACGCTGGCGGAGATCTGAGCAAGCTATCGCAGGCTTACGCGCCGATCGGCGCCGCCAACGACCCGAACGGTCTCAACAAGAACTGGCTCCCCGGAGTCCAGGGCTTCATGGGCCAGATGGGTGGCGGCAATGGCGTCGGCGGCTCAGGCTCCGCGCCCACGGGCGACGCGGTCGGCATCGGCCGGCAATACCTCGGTCTCAACGAGTACACCGACACGCAGCGGCTCGCCGCATACCTCGGGGCTGACCCCCGCGGCAAGTCGAACGCCTGGTGCGCTCGGTTCGTGAACAAGTCGCTGGCTGCGGCCGGCGGGCAGGGTACGGGCAGCGCGGTGGCGAACAGCTTCCAGCGATGGGGCTCGGCGGTGAACCCGTCCGATGTCAAGCGCAACGACGTTCTGCTTCAGACGCACGGCCTTGGCTACAACCAGTCTGGAGGTCACGTCGGCATGGCGACAGGCGAGACGCGGATGGTCAACGGCCGGCTGCAGATGAAGATGCTGAGCGGCAACAGCAGCGACTCGGTCACTGAGCGCTGGATCGACGCGGACAAGAATCTGATGATCCGCCGAGGCAACTCGGGCGTGCCACAGGGGCTGACCGACAAGGTTGGTCCGTCCGGCCTGATTCAGAACGTTCCGGCTCCGCCTCCGCAAGCGGCGGGCGGCGCTCAGTTCGCTGGGGGTGGCGGTGGCGGCCCGATCGCCATCCACATCAACGGCAACAGCCACGATCCCGAAGCGCTTGCAACGCTGGTCCAGCGTCGCATCGACGAGTCGATGAACTGGCGCACGCACGACACCGCGTCTGAGTACACCTAACAGAATTGACCCTGGCCCTACGGGGCCGGGGCTCCCCCTTTTCACTCACAGAGGAAAGAATGGCTGACGTTCTGCTTGGTCTTGGCTCGCAAGACCCCAATGCCACCAACGATCTCGCACTGATCCTCTTCTACGTGCCCCAGAAGGGCCTCGATACCCCCAACTTCGAATCAATTCAGCGAGACTCGCAGTTCACCTGGACATCGGCCGATCGTCTCTCGCGCGATCCTGCAATGCAGTTCACCGGTCCAGGTGAGGACAACATCTCGATTGAAGGTCGGATGTTCCCGTACCACTTCGGCGGCCTTTCAACGCTTGATCGCCTGCGCAGGGCAGGTCGCGCCGGAAAGCCGATGATGATGGTTCGCTTCTACCCGCTCGCCGAGCCGTCTGGATATGGCTCTGAGGTGATCGGAAACTACGTGATCAAACGCGTGCGGACGGTCGAGCAGAAGATCGGCGTCTACGGCATCGCTCACAAGATCGACTTCACTCTGGAGCTTCAGCGCTACGGCGACGACCTCAACACTGTGACCGACGTCCTCAACGATTTCGTGGCCACCTAATGTCGACGTACATCACAAAGATTTTCGACCGGCTCGACCGCATCTGCTACGACCGCTACGGGTCGACCTCAAACCAGATCGTCGAGTGGGTCATCGAACAGAACCCAGGCATCGAGGAGCAGCCCATCATCCTCGCAGCCGGACTCACGATCAACCTTCCGGAACCGCCGCGCGAGCTGACGCAGCCTCCGGTCATCCAGCAGATCTTCCTCTGGAAATAAACGCGCTCGCGTATATTCGCTGAATATACGCCTTCGCGTATCGGGCCGTCCTTTTGGGGCGGCCTTTTTTGCGTTTTAGGAGGCAGTGCGTGACCACTGGCTACACCCCGATCTACCGCATCATGAAGGATGGGGTTGACATCACCGGTCAGTTCAATGATCGGACGCTGCAGATTAAAGTCGATCTGCAAGCGGGAAACGGCAACGACGACCAATGCACTCTTCTGGTCGATGACCGCGACTGGCGGATCGCGCGTCCGCTGACCGGCGACACCATTTCCGTCTGGCTCGGCTATGTCGAAGTCGGCTTGGCCTACATGGGATCGTTCGAGGTCAGTGACGTCTCGTTCGTTGGCCCTCCGCGCCAGATCAAGCTCCTCGCCAAATCGACGGGAGCGAGCGATATCAATAAGGCTCCGACCATCCGGGAGTTCGACAACAAGTCGATCGGTGACATCCTCGGACAGATGGCCGGACAGACCGGCCTCGGACTCTCCATCTCCGGAGACCTCTCCAGCATCAAGATCCCCTTCAAGAACCAAGGCGTCAGCAACCTGCACATGATCCATGAGCTGGAGCGTCTCACGGGCGCCGTGGCCAAGGTCGTGGACGGCAAACTGATGTTCATCAAGCGCGACGATGGCGAGACCGCGAGCGGCGTGGCGCTGCCTACGCTCGTTCTTCTGCCCGAGCACTTCGGCACCTGGGATGTCCGCTATTCCAGCAAGCCTGGTTACGGCCAGGTCAAGGCATCCTATTTCGACAAGGACGAGATGATCCGCAAATGGGTCGGCTCGGCGGTCGGCGGCGAAGCAGGCGGTCCGGGCCTCGTCAACAAATTCGGCGGTGCGTTCAACATCGGCCAGCTCTTCAACTCCAAGGAGGAGGCGGAGAAGGCTGCCGCCGCCCAGGCCGAGAACTTCAAGCGGGCAGAGGTGCTCGCACAGTTCGATCTCGCCAAGGGAGACCCATGGATCCGAGATCAGCAGACGCTCGTCGTGAGCGGGATGCGTGACGGCATCAACGGCTCGTACGTCATCGACAAAGCCACCCACACCTACGTCAAGAGCACCGGCATCAAGTCAAACCTTGAATGCAAGGCGCCGGGGAATGGCACCAACTTTGAGGAAGCATCGAAGGAGTTCATGCGGCCGATGCCGGGCGAGCTTCTCGGCGAATACCTCCGAACCCATCCAGACGTGAGCCAGTGGGATCTGTCGACGTCAGACATCGACGCGATCAACCAGGGCGGCTTCGTCAACTAACCCCCAACGAGTATCCAATGTTCAGTACCGAAATCATCGACGCCATCGTGCGGGCGGCGAAGGCCGAAGGCTGGCCTGCCTCCGCGCTTCTGGCTGTCGTGGAATGCGAAACGTCGGGCAAGCCGTTCGAGCAGGACGGCCACACCCCCTCGCTGCTCTTCGAGCGGCACAAGTTCTATTCGGAGCTGCAGAAGCATCAGCCGAGCAAGCTGAGGCAAGCCATCTCCGCCGGTCTCGCTATCCCCAAGTGGAACCGGAAGACCCAGTACAAGGACCAGGGCACCTCAGCCGGCCGCCTCGCAGTGATCGCGAAGGCAAGGACGGTGGACGAGGAAGTCGCCAACAGAGCGGCGTCCTGGGGCCTTGGCCAAACCATGGGGTTCAACGCCGAGAGCCTGCACTACGAGAACGCGACCGCGATGGTCGAGGAACTCTCGAAGGGCATCGACGAGCAGATCGATGCGCTGGTTCGTGAGATCAAGACGAACCACCTCGACAAGCATCTCGTGGCGAAGAACTTCACGGCTTTCGCCAAGGGCTACAACGGTCCGGGCTATGCCCAGAACAACTACGACTCCCGCATGCGCGCGGCCGATGCGCGATGGGAGCGCCGTCTCGGCCAGATCGAGAAGGGCGAGTTCGAGTCGAAACCTGGCAAGACCATCACCATGGTCTACCAGACGAAGCTCAAGTCCCTCGGGTTCAACGTCGGCAAGATCGACGGGGATTGGGGCGACCTGACCACGGGCGCCACGTCCGCCTTCCAGCGGCGCGAGGGCCTGAAGATCACCGGCCACCCGAACGACGAGACGACCGCCTTGCTCGACAAGAGCGAGGAGCGGCGTGAGGTCGCGCCCGAGCGCGCTCAGGCGACCGTGGACGAC